TTGCCAGCGTCACGGCAGTGGCCATTGACGCGCTGACGGCGCAAACGGGCAACCCTGACCTGTCTGATTTTATAGCCACATGGGATGACAGCACCAGCGCCTCGAAAGGATTCCTTCGGTTCTCTAAGGGCGGCGCACCAGAGAATTTTGCAATATTTGAGATTACCGCGCTTACAGACAATACAGGATGGCTGCAGATTACAGTCACCCATGTTGACAGCGCTGGCTCGTTCAGCAACGCAGACACGCTTTATTTGACATTCACCCGCACTGGCGATCAAGGGCTATTAAACGAGATTGTGCAAGACACCACACCGCAGTTGGGCGGCGACCTTGATGCCAATGGCAAAAATATCACAGATATTCATGAGCTGCGCATTGATGCAACCCCAGACACAGACCAAACGGCCAATGGCCACACGACAAGCACCATAAATGCCGGCGCTACAATATCTGCCCTTAATCTATGCTATCTTGCCAGCGATGGTGAGTTTGCTCTTGCAGATGCAGATGCAGAGGCTACGGCGGGCGGCGTTATGCTGGCCATTGCCCTTGAGGCTGGCACAGACGGCAACCCCATGAAGGTTGCATTGCCTGGGTCTTTTGTGCGCGATGATACATGGAACTGGACAGTCGGCCAAGAGCTTTACGTGAGCACCACACCAGGCGCGATAACGGGCACACCGCCAAGTGTTAGTGCTGATATTGTGCGGGTTATCGGTTATGCCGTGACCGCAGATATTATTTATTTCTTGCCCGAAAGCGGTTGGGTTGAGGTGAGGTGAGTTAAATGACTGTCGGAAAAGTCACAGGTGTAAGCAGTATTGGCAAGGTTGACGGCGTAAGCAGTATTGGCAAGGTCACAGGTGTTGATTTTTCCGTGTTCACCATAGCCACTGGTGGCACAATCACCACAGACGGCAATTATAAAATCCATACCTTTGACAGCTCTGGCAGCCTTGAGGTTACACAACTCGGTGACGATGACACCTACGATTCCTTGGTTGTGGCTGGGGGTGGCGGCGGCGGCGGTGCGGGTGCATTTGATTACGGCGGCGGCGGCGGTGGTGCGGGCGGCATGATTGAAAGCGCTGGCGCTTTTCTTGAGCTTGGCACCTATACGATTACCGTGGGTGCGGGCGGTGCTGGTGGCTCTGCAGGCCTAAACCCAGGCGCAAAAGGAAATGATAGCGTGATTGCCAAAAGCGGCGATATTGTGCGCTGTACAGCAGGCGGTGGCGGTATATCAGGAAACAACAAGCCGGCAAGCAGCGGCCAGAATGGCGGGTCTGGAGGTGGTGACGCGGGGAATGATGGAAACCAAGCAGGTACGGGCGTTGCTGGTCAGGGCAGCGCAGGCGGACAGGAATTTTCCGTTGGTTCCCTTGCAGCTGGCGGTGGTGGTGGTAAAAGCGCGGCGGGATCAAATGCGTCAGCCACTGGCGGCGGTAATGGCGGCGCTGGCGGCTCTTCTAGCATAACGGGATTGTCAGTTACTTATGCTGGTGGTGGCGGCGGCGGCGGGTGGACAGGCGGCGCATGGGCAGCAGGCGGTAATGGCGGTGCTGGCGGTGGTGGAGATGCCCCAGACAGCGCAGGTGTGGGCGCAGCAGGGACAGACAATCTAGGCGGCGGCGGTGCTGGTGGTGTATCTGACAACTCCACAGCCTATGCTGGTGGTAATGGCGGGTCTGGTGTGGTCATAATCAGGTACAAATACAAGTAGGTGAAGCATGGCACATTTTGCAGAACTTGATGAAAACGGGATTGTTGTACGGGTTGTTGTGGTTGACGACCAGCACCTGCTTGAGAACGGGCAGGAAAGCGAGGAGCGCTGCATACGGTGGTGTGAAGAGTTTTTCGGCGGCGGCACATGGGTGCAGACCTCTTACAATTTCAGAAAGCGCAAGAATTTTGCTGGTGTTGGCCATAAATATGATGCCCAGCGCGATGCTTTTATACCGCCAAAAGTGTATGATTCGTGGAGTTTGAATGAAGAAACCTGCCAATGGGATGCCCCTATTGAAAGACCTAAAGACGGAAAACGCCATGAATGGGATGAAAAAAACAAAAAATGGGTTATAATTCAGCAGGAGGCCGTTAATGTTTGAGGCATTACTGATACTGCTGGGCGCATGGTTGTACAGGTGGCGGGGTGCCGCGCACCCTTACAAGAAATATTTTCCGCGGCCCTTTAACCAGATTGTTTTCGCCAGCCCGTTTGCGGCGGTGGCGCTGCTTTTCTGGTGGCCTGTCATTGGCTGGGTAGCAGTGCTGCCCGCGCTGCTGGTCTGGGTTATGAGCACGCTGGGCACGCTGACTGGGCACGGGCGCGGCATGGATTTGGGTGACACTGACAAAGGTGAGCCTGAAACCCTTGAGTTTATTGTGCGTTGGCTGAAAGACCGCCTGCCGCTTTTCTGGTATGACATGCTGCTGCTTTCTGTGACAGGTCTGGCCGTGACGGCACCGGCCGGTATTGCCACCATGAATTTATGGCTTGCGCTTTCTGGGGCAATCAAAGGCCCCGCATACGCCGTGGCAAAATTCTTTAAGATGGGCACAGAGGGCGGTGAATTGCTAACGGGCGCAGTGCTTTGGGGTGCTGTGGCTGGTGTACTTTTGGGCAGAAAATGATTTTTAATTATGCTAATGTAATGAGGTGAGACTATGGGGGCACACGATTTGAAACAAGAAACGGCAATAGAAACCGTCAAAGCGGCGCCAGCCATAGCAGGGACGGTTTATTCAACGCTCACACTCAATGAGTGGGTGGCGCTGGCAACGCTCATATACATTCTGCTGCAGGCGGGAATCCTGCTGCACAAGCATTACTGGGCGCTGCAAGACAGAAAGAAAAAGCATGAGCCTGCGGACTAAAGCTCTTGGCATTGGCGCCGCGGCCACCATTGCGGTTGGCGCTATTACCACACCGTTTGTGGCAGGCTGGGAAGGCCTGCGCACCAAGCCGTACTATGACATAGGCGGCGTGCTGACGGTCTGTTACGGTGAGACGCAGGGCGTTGAGCGCCGTGAGTACACACCAGAGCAGTGCCACATGATGCTGCAAAGCCGTGTCATGGAGTTTCACGCAGAAGTTATGGCGCTGGTTGAGAAAGATTTGCCTGTGACCATGCAGGCTGCCGTCACGTCATTTGCCTATAACGTGGGTATTGATGCGTTTGCCCGCTCAACCTTGCTGAAAAAGATTAACCGCGGCGACCTTCATGGGGCTTGCCAAGAGCTGGACAAGTGGGTCTATGTGGGCCGCACCTACGTGCGCGGGCTGGCCAACCGCAGGGCCTCTGAAAAGCGCCTGTGTGTGGCAGAGTTGACGGTGCCGCTATGAGGTGGGCGCAAATTGTATTGTTTCTGGCCATTCTGACCGCTGCAGGTGGGCTGTACTGGCGCATGGTGTATTTAGAGGCGCAAAACGACAAGCTTACCACGGCGCTGGAAAACGCAAACAAGACCATAACGGCGCTGGATGAGGTGGCCAAAAAGCACACCCAGATCCGTGAGACAGAAGGAAAGCTGATTGATGAAATTGACGCTGCACCGCAAGAGCATGATGGGCGCACCGCTCCTGTTTTGCTTGATGCTATTAACCGCCTGCGGTAACACCCAGGCGCAAAAATCAGAGGCGCTGTACACGGCGCCGGCATGGCCGCCTGCTGTCAATTTACAAATGCAGAGCGGTGTGGCAAAGTATATTACCCGCGGGCACAGCGCGTACAAGGCGTGCGTGGCCAACCTTGAGACACTGCAGACCATAGACCAAAAAGGAGACTGACATGGCAAAGAGTAAAGAGAAGACAGCCCAGAGCAATGTGGGCATTGCAGCTTTCAACCAGCAATTTGGGGTAGACGCCCCAGCCAAAGGCAAGGGCACCAAGAAACCAGCCCCAGCCAAAGAAAATGGCAAAAAGAAATAACAGCCCGCTGCGCAGGCATTACTGGCGCCGTTGGTCTGACCGTGTATTAAAGCCCCTTAAGCGGGGCTTTTTTATTGCCCGAAAAAGCAGAGGCCACACGCTTGCGCATATGGCCTCTGCCGGCACTGTCACACCCAAAAGGAGGACAGGTTAAAGTGTAGCGTTAATTGCGCCCGCTCACCACAACAATCTGGTTGCGGCTACCGTCTCTTTTCACATAGCCATGTTTTATGAGGCGATCAATCACCACGCGGGCAGAGTTTGGGCTTTCATAGCCCAGACGTGCCTGCACGCTGCGCACGGTGGGCTGTATGCCCTGTGCAATGTCACCTTTGATGGCGGCCAGTACGCTTGTCTCAACGTCTGTGAGCGGCGGCCTTTTAACCTCTTGCTCTTCATTCAGCACGGCATGGCACAACGCCCGCAGGCGGTCAACAGGCACGGGCTTGCTGAATTTATCAGAGAGGGTGCGCATTGAGGCCAGCAGGCCGCGTGCGTAGTGTTTGGGGTCAAATTCAGTCATGGTGATTGGGTTCCTTTCTATACCATACCGATTGCAGATTTATACAGCTCAAACAGCTCATACTGCTCACGCCGTTTTTCTGTGTCTTTTTTGCGCTCTGCAACAATTTTGCGGATGGTGGGCACGTCAAAGCCTGTGCCCTTGGCCTCGGCATAGACCTCTTTAATGTCTTCTGCCAGCCCTGCCTTTTCCTCTTCAAGCCGCTCAATGCGCTCGATGAAGACCTTGAGCCGTTGGCCTGATACGCCGCCCACGTCAGCGGCGCCAGAGTTGTGACCAGCGCCGGCCGCTGCGGCCAGAGCGGATTCGTCATTTGCTGTGTCAGTCATTGGTGTTTTCCTCCTTCGGGTAAGAAATTGTTATGTTCAGATCCAGACCAGTGGCGGCCTGCACCGCCTCCTCAATCTGGCCCACAATGTCAGCGTCAAGTTGTTCGGGGGTTTTCGGGTCTGGCACCTTGACGCAGGCATTTATAGCTGGCCGTAAAAAATAGCTGTCAGGCACTTCAACGGTCATGGCCACCACCGCTTGGTTGGGGGCGCAATATGGCCGCTGCTTTGTGACCTTTGGCACAGTACCGTCTTTGTTGACGGTCAGAAAAAATGAGGTTTTCATTATATGCCCTTTCTCAATAAAAGATTTTTACGTTTGAAATTTCGCCCTTGGCAATCGCTGTGACCACCGCCTGGGCCTGCACCTCATCGAGCGCCGCGTGCTTGATGAGAGCCGCCACGGCCTCATTGTTGATTTTGGCCTTGTGCTGTTTGTCAGCCTCACGCTTGGCGGCGGCGTCAGCTTCTGCACGCTTTTCAGCCTCAACCCTATCACGCTCCGCTTTCAAAGCCGCTTCTTTGTCGGCGGCGGCTTTTTTGGCAGCCTCTTCTGCGTCAC